GCATCGTACATTTATTGCAACACACCGTGCAGATGTAGACTACACTGCTAAGTATCGTGCAATGGAGGACGTTTTCATTCAGATTGGTAAAGGAACAGAAAGTGATCCTGTTTACAAAATGAATGCTGCAGAAAAAGATTGTCTTGATAGCTTCATGGCTGCTCGTGCAAATGCACTGCTTTGGGGTAAGACTAACGTAGATAAGAATGGTAAACCTAAGATTTTTGATCCTGAAACAGGTGAGCCTATTATCTCTGGTGATGGTATTATTCCTCAGATTGAGCGTTTCGCAGGTAAATATGTGTATTCAAAGATGACTAATAAAGTTATGAATACCGCTATCCTTGCCATGATCGCTAAATCAAATAATCCTACTGGCAATAAATATATCTTTATTTGCAATACTCCTATGTGAGCTGAAATTCAGGATAGTCTGTCAGGATATCTTCGTGATTGGAAGACTGTTGGTACATTCATGTTCTCTAAGGGTGCTAATGATTATATCAAAGTTGGTGCAACCTATAACTCATACGAGTATGCAGGTAATACTGTAACTTTCAAAGTTGACCGTGCTCTTGATATCGAATTCCCTGAGAAGAAATATGGTATCTTCCTTGATCTGACTGCTGATGCTGCTAGTGGAAAACCCGCTATTGCAATGTTCACATTCAAGAACAATGAGTTCTGCCATAACTGGTTAGAGGGTGTTGGTCGTAGAAGTGGACGTGAAAGTGGTCCTGTTGCAAGCCCAGTAGCTGCAACTAAACTTATTGACTGGGGTTATGCTGGTGTTGGTGTATTCAACCCATATCGTAGCTTTATCTTAGTTAGTGAAAAGTAATATAAAAAAGATAGAATAGAATATTAGTAGGCTTCTCCTTCGGGAGAAGTCTACAAAATATTTAAAACTTAGATATCATTATTTGGTATAGATAAATTTAATAAGAATAAATATGAATAATATAGTAACTTTAAGAAATGTATATGGTAAGGAAAAAGCACATTGCTTTATTAATCCTTTAAAACAAGCAAATGGTTCAAACTATCCTTTTGTAAAAAGAGTTCGTCAGGTAGACGCTAGTGGAGATACAGAAATGATCTTAAGTGAAGCAGAAATTAATAGTCCTGATAGTAATTACTTTATTAAGGAAGATGAACGAATAGAGATTTATGATGGTAAAACGTTTGATTTAGATAATCCTCTAGAAAGAAATATTTGGACTTGCATTAAAGATTCATTCTTAATTGCACCTGAAAGAGATTCTAAAGATTCAAAAGGTAATCTTTTAATTGACGGAGGTCCAAAACGTTATGGTCAAGCTGAATTCTATGTAGAAAGACCTGGAGTTGAATCTGAAAAACGTATTGAACGTATGAAGCTTGTAACAAAAGCGTTCACTTATATTGAACAAGATTCTGCTAAAGGAAGACTTACCAAAACAAGGTTACTTGGCAAATCAATGAGAAATGCTCCTGACTCAGATGTTCAGGACTATTTATATCAAAGAGCGGAAAAAGATCCAATGGTTGTTATTGACCTTTATACAGGATCAGATACAGCACTTAAACTGCTGCTTATTGACGCAAAAGAACAACGTGTTATCAACCTTCAAAGTGGAGTTTGGATGTATGGGGATGTTCGTCTAGGTACAACTGACGAATCTATCTTACTCTTCTTGAAGATTCCTGCAAATAAAACTATCTACGAGGGTATTACATTAGAGACATACCCTGATCTTCAGAAACTAAGTTTAAAAGAAACAGTAGAGGAAAAGGCTGAAGATAAAGCTGAGGAAAAAGTTGAAAAGACGGAAAAGAAGAAAAGCAATAAATAACAATATATAATGACTATTAGACAAGTGATATAAGTATACTACATATTAAATTAAGTATTATAAATGAATTTATTGTCTATAAGTTCTTAAAACTTACTAATAAAAATAATTATACCTTAAATAGGAAAATATTATAATAGTATATTAATGATTTGGATTGTATATAGAACTACATGTAAAATTAACGGAAAATTTTATATTGGAGTACATAAAACAGAAACAGATGAAATTTTTGATGGATATTATGGTAATGGAATTCAGATTCCGAAACATACCTACAGTATTACTCACCCAAAATACCCATTCCATTTTGCATTCAAAAAATATGGACAGGATCAGTTTTATAGAGAAACCTTAGCAAAATTTGATAATCCTATTGATGCCTATAAATATGAGGCAAAACTAGTAACACCTGAGGTTATTAATAAAGGGAATACATATAATGTTACTGCAGGTGGCGGAAGGACTCATCCTACAAAAGGAAAAGTTTATCAATATTCTTTAGAAGGCAAATTACTTAAAATTTGGGACTGTATTAATACTGCCAGTAAAATTTTACAAATTTCTAGACAATCTATTGGAGAATCTATTAATAAAAAAGTGGCTCGGCATGGATTTTTATGAAGTTGAGATAAAAACATAAATATTACAGAATATAAAATTAAACAGCTGAGAACCTATTATATTTATGATCATAATGGTAATTTTATTAGAGAGTTAACATTTAAGAAATGTATAGAGTTTTTAAACACTAATGGTTCAAATTTATCTAGAGCTATTAAGAATAAATACACAATAAATAAGTATTTTATAACTTTAGAAAAGGTAGATTATTTTATACCACCTAAAAATAGAAAACTAGCTTAAATAAAATGATATGACAATTCGTCAATGTTACGAATACATTTTAGTTGAATGCAACAAGGTGAAAGCTCCTCAAGTTTTACTTGAGGACTTCATATACTTGTTTAATAAAGCAATTCAACAATATATAAACGGTGTATATAACAGAAGTGAGTACAATCAACAAAGTTCAGATGACTTAGGATTTTTACAAACTACATCAGTAATTAAAGTAGGTAAAATTGCTCCAAGACAGGAATTTAATGATACTGTTTGAGAGCTACAACTTCCTAAAGATTACTTACATATGTTGAATTGTATTGCAGAATTTACAGGTAGTGATTCAAATAAATCTAGATGTGGAAATGGAG